ATGATGGTGAAAAAAACAAAATCCAATTCACTAAAAAAAGTTGCAACACTTGCATTAGCAAATTTATTATTAGTTGGTGCACTTACTGACAATAGTGCCAAAGCCGAATCTAAGAAAGATGATACTGATTTGAAGTTAGTTAGTCATAACGTTTATATGTTATCGACCGTTTTGTATCCAAACTGGAGACTTTTAACATAAAATTACTTATCATTCAAAAAGTAAAACAGCATAATATCAAGGTTTATAACTTTATCATTATCAATAATACCTCATATAAAATAAAATTTTAGGGACTTTTTAGGGACTTTAAATTTAAAATTACAAGTTTAATAGAAACATCAAAATAATCACATGTTTGTGTGGAATGTACACCCCAAAAGCTAGACTGAAAAATCTATTTTTTGAGGTGTATTTTTATAGGTAAATATAATAAATTAGAGTAGACAACTCAGAATTCCAATTTTATAATAATATTGCTTGACATATCAAACTAGATAGTACTATTTTGAATATATTATTATAATCAAAAATTCATTGTAAACTTTTAGACAAAAGGAAGTAATAAAAACGTGAAATTTAAAACAACTAAAGAATGTAAAAGTAATAATATCTTTAAAAGAAGTCAAGAAATTAATAATAGAGAAAGTGAAAAGGGTTGTTTATGGGGCATTAGCATGTTGATTCTACTTTTCTTATTGATTCTGTTTGGAATAACTGCTTGTTCATCAAGCATTCACTTTATTAATTAGATTTTTTTACTTGGAGGTATCATGTGAAGAACCATACAAATATAATTAATATCTTATTAGTTATAGTCAACTCATTAACTCATTTTCTAACTCTAAACACCTCATTTTTTAATAATTCAGCATCGGATTTCTGTTTTATCATAGGGGCTATATTTTTCTTAATCGGAATTTTTGTTGCAATATACGGTATGAAGCGAGCAACATATTGGTTAAACTTATTGATTTTATTTACCAATATTTTTTATTTTCTACACTTCTGTGTGTTACTTTTGTTAAAATATATAGGATTTAAATTATTTATTTATGAAGGGTGTGTATTGTTATTTATCTAATTTATAGTCTAATTGTCTATTTCATCTGCATTATAAATTTTTTCATAATGGCTGCACCATTCTTAATGACTAATGCTGATTATGTATGGACGCCTATGACTACAGTTACGTTATTTATTTTGAGTTTGATTATTTTCTTGATATTTATAAAAACAAAAGATGTCGTTCATTTAACAATTTTCATATTAAACTTACTTTTTTCAATACTTTATTGTTTGCCTATACTGTTTTATTTATGAACACTTTTATATTATCTAGAAAATTAAAACCACCCGTAAAAGGGTGGTTTTTTTAATATTTACTTTTTAGTGCTTCGTCAATTTCGTTATAAATCTTTTGAAGTTGATATTTTGCTTCTGACATTTTCTTAAAGTCTTTTGACTTAAGAGCATACATTGCTTTTTGACCTGAAATTTTTATAGTTCGCTTATAATAAGTGTTTAAACTTCCAGTAGCTAATTCATTAACATTTAGTTCATCTAATAACGATTTTAATTCATTAGCTAACTTTTCGTTTTGATATTCATTCGATGTTGGCAAGCTTGTGCTAGCTTGTGCCTCATTTTTATCTAGATTAGTTACTAGTGGTGATGCTAAAACGATTGCTAAAGTTCCCGCAAGTATAGATTTTCTAATTTTCATTTTTTATTCTCCTTAGTAATTAGTACTAATTTATTTTAATGACTGACTAAAAAAAAGTACATTAATTATTCATTAACTATATAGATCTTCTTATTAAATGAAAATTAATAAATTATCAAATTGACATACCTTATTGTATTTATAGAAAAACAAAAAAAGGTAAGCACCGAAATGCTTACCTACTTCCCATAAACAATATAACACATATACATTGATTTGGAAAGCGCAAAAATAAATTTAATATACTAGCCCGAAGGGGAGCAATACATAAAAAATGAAAGGCGCTCCTTGAAAACGCCCAAGGTAATATTAACATAAAATGGCTACTATTGCATTATCTAATTTTATTTAATTAAAACAAATATATATAGCACAAAAAAACTAGCCCGAAGGCTAGCTTATGAATAGATGAAAATTTGAACACATTGCTGTGTCTAAGATAAATATAGCACATATTAATTACTATTAATAGAAAAATTATAGCGTTTTTTAGATTATTTCAATTTATCGAGACCAAATTCATCAAAACACTAATTGAATTTTAATTTTTAGTTAAAAATAATTAATCTTTTATTAATTTCAAGTTAATTAATATATTTCGTCGATTAGATTAAACTCATTTTAGGAATTTCGCAAAACTAACTATAAATTTAAATATAGAATTTAAGGAGAATTAACATCATTATGAAAAAGAAATTAGCAACAACAGTTTTAGCATTAAGTTTTTTAACGGCAGGAATCAGTACACACCATCATTCAGCGAAAGCTTTTACTTTTGAACCGTTTCCTACAAATGAAGAAATAGAATCAAATAAGAAAATGTTAGAGAAAGAAAAAGCTTATAAAGAATCATTTAAAAATAGTGGTCTTCCTACAACGCTAGGAAAATTAGATGAACGTTTGAGAAATTATTTAAAGAAAGGCACAAAAAATTCTGCTCAATTTGAAAAAATGGTTATTTTAACTGAAAATAAAGGTTACTATACAGTATATCTGAATACACCACTTGCTGAAGATAGAAAAAATGTTGAGTTACTAGGTAAAATGTATAAAACATACTTCTTTAAAAAAGGAGAGTCTAAATCATCTTATGTAATTAATGGTCCTGGAAAAACTAATGAATATGCATACTAATAGTAGTTACATAAATTAAAAGGTAGATATTTCTTTTTTATATAAAGGTTTGGCAGACATTTCATAACTTGCCAAACCTTTATATATCTAATTATCAAACTGCACTAAACTTACCAAAACTGCTTATTCTATTACCTGCCTTGTCTACCTCTCCTGTCGCTATATAACGACGTTGTCCACTATTAGCAATATAAGTAATCCATCTATAGCCATTAATGCAATATGCGCCGTCATATTTGATAGTTGCGTTATTGGGTAATACACCTGTAATTCTTGAATTAGTTGAATAGCCATCCCTCACGTTATTACCTTTAACATTGGCAACTGTGTAATAACCAGTCTCTTTTTTATACGGTACATTGTTTTTATCGAGTGTATAACCTGCTGGCACTGGTGAATTCTTTTCATTTTTAGCTGGTGTTTTAACATTACTGATACCTGATACACACTTCCAATAAAAATAACCACACCATTTAAGATGCGGTGTAGCGACTGTAATATTTCTATGTTGTTGAGATATATGTATCGAGTGAAGGGCAAAAAGGATATCAATTGCAGGATAAGTGTTAGGTTACTAGGCCACTTAACAGGCTATATAGTTCACTCCTACTATATACAGTTAATTATAACATAAAAAGCACCCCGTAAACTATTATACGGGAATGCTAAAGTCATATATACTACGAGGGAGTAGTATGAAAACTATGCTCTCTATCATAAGAAAAAACACCCAGTGACATGCTTGGGTGAACAAGGATAGATGTAAATAGTTGATGCATGTGTAACACATCATAACAAAAAACTAGCCCGAAAGCTAGCTATAACATACAATCTAAAAAGACGTCCCTTGAATACGTCTAGAAAGATTATAACATAAAAAAATAGGCAAGTACCGAAGTACCTGCCTAAAAAAGGATTATCCACTTTTTCATCCTAACTGATTTCTCCCCATAAGTCACCTAATATCTGATTAGGTGGGGAAGAACCATTCGTGCATGAATGAGAATTTGATGAAAGATAATTTTCACTACACATATTCAATCAAGACATTGCTTTCTATAATAAACAACTATTTTGTTTTATTTCTTTTCTATAATAACCTTTGTAATTAAGTTGAATCCAGGGTTTTTAATATGCTCTGATAAATCTGGGACAACAAAACCTTTTTCTGTTATAGGGAAAGACTTCGTTTCTTCTTTTTTCTTATTCTTATCATAATAAGTGACTTCGATCTTTGCGCTTGGATCTAATTCAACTACTCTAAACTCTTTATATGCTGTCGCATCTAATGCCCATTCGACATAGTATTCAATTTTTTCTTTTGTAAGTGTAGTCCCAGGTTTAATAGGAAACTCGACATAATGAGGGGATAGCAATTCATTTCCTTTACCATCAACTCCAGTCACATTTACCATCAAATACGGGCCTGTTGGTTCAAAATAACTCGCGTCATCGCCTTTTTTATATTTTCCTTTGTCGAATGAACTTGATGCACTTACCTCATTAGTAATTGAAGAAAATGAGAATAATAACAATAAAACAGTTAAAAATAATAAACCTCTTTTGAGCATGGCGCTTCCTCCAAATATAATATATTTGTTTTTATTTATCTCTTTTTATAGCTAACACCCTTATTTAAGATGATAAATATCAACAACTTCATTTTATATTGAGAAAATATTAAAAATCAATAAAATATTAAAAGAAACTAAAATTACATTAAAAAATAATTAACAAATATTTAACATTTTAACCTAAGAATTAAAACACTTCTTTCACAATCAATCTCTCATGCCATATCCACTCATTATGATTGTTCCAATAAATGCGACACCAACCATCTATAATTTCAAACACATATATTAATGTTCCAGGCGCGTATACAGCCTGTCCAACATCGAATCTATAGTTAGTACGATTATCACCGTATCTAGTGGCTGAAGTAGCACCTAAGCCGTCGATTTTCGCATTAAAATAAGCACCTTTTGACCATTTAAGGTTATAAGGCGCTTTACTTCCAACTGTTATTTTACTTGCAGATTTACCGACTGCTTTTTGAGCAGGTGGTTTAACTTTATTTGTGATCTTATTCATTAAGCCCTCACTTTTATACTTAGGTCTAATAAAGTGAGTACAGCCGTAATAATTATCCCAACGTAACTTTGCAGGCGTATTTGCGTTACCGTCATAGTTCTGTTCCAAAATTAAAAATTGATTTGTATTACCACCATTAAACACTAAACCAATATGACCGTATTGTTTATATATTCCTTTGGTAAATACAGCCACATCACCTATTTGTGGAACAAACGATGGTGTGTTTTCATATACTGTTGCCATGTTTTTAAAATCGTTATTGATTGCATCTTTTGCATTTCCCCACATTCTAATTTCTAACAACCAATAAATGTAATCAACTGCTAAATCTGCACATTGGTAACCATACCAACCGTCAAAATCAATATATCTACCTTGATACCAACGTAACCTTGCTCTTGCTTCACTGTATGTTTTCATTATTTTACCTCCTAGTATTTTCTTCTTGGTTCTTCATATTCTAAAGCTTGGCGGCTATCACCTATACCTTTAGTAGTCGGGTCTTGAATCACACCAGTTAATACTAAAAATCCTAATATAGCGTTTAAACCGTCTGTTAATTGCTCTGTATAAACTTGAATATCATACCCAATAGCTTTGGCGATGTTTTGAGCAAATAAAAAGATAGCTGACAATATCGCTACCCAAAATGATTTTTGTTTCATTCTAATTTTCCAATTAATCATATTCTTATCTCCTTTTATCCAAAATAAAAAGACGACTAATAAGCCGTCTATTTGATATTTATATTATGGTGTGTTAATTTATATATAGAAAAAGGGCAACATGCGCAAACATGTTACCCTAATGAGCCCGTTAAAAAGACGGTGACTATTTTAGATTAAAGATTAAATTAATAACCATTTAACCATCGAAACCAGCCAAAGTTAGCGATGGTTATTTTTTATTGCTTAATTCAATAAGCTTGATTACTAGACCTATCAATGCAATAAGGAATAACCCAAACTGCAACATGGTACTAATTGTAATCATTAGGCGTCTCCTTTCTAAAGATTTCAGTAATGCCACCATAGGCACCACCTCCTTATACTCAGATAGCCACCATCTATCCAACTTGCTCACTTCTGCATATTACCATAATTACAACAATAAATAAAAAGTCAGTACCGAAGCACTGACTAAAACTTATTTACATTTACCGAACCAAAAACATGTCCAGAAACTATAACCAAAGATTAGTTTAAACATTTTATTCACCTCTCTTATATGCCCATAAGCATACGCAATAATGCTATAATTAGCGACCCAAATATTGTCCCAACTAAACCAAGCACCCACATTTTCATATCACGTATGTTCTTATCATTTTCTTTCTTATTCTTTTCATCTATTTCTCTTTCTTTTTGAATAGCATCTAAGGTTTTATCTAATTTAATGTTAACTTGCTCTTGGGTTTTTTGACCTAATTTAATTTCGTTGAGTGTGCTGAGCATTGTTTTATCATTCTCTTCTAACCTTCTGATGCGCCATTCATGTTCGTGTTTTTTGAACCACCCCAATTCAGTACACCCGCTTTCTAAAAGAATAAAGATTATGAGTATCTAACTCATAGCTTTTCATACTGTTTCAGTGTTAACTGTTACCTCTGGAGATAAATCTGATCTTTCAACTACTTCTTTAACTACTTTCACACGTTGTTTTTTGTTAGTTAATTGATATAACAAATTTAACGTCTCCGCAATTTTCTTAGCGTTTTCTTCAGATTTAAAATCTTGAGCATGGTTAACCATTTCAGAAGTTGTAAAACTTCCTGTGAAATCTTGATATACTACACGTTCTGTACCTTCTTTGTCGATTTGTACTAAAATAAACCTTTCTGTATTGTTGATAATTTCTTTTGCCATAATTAAATGACCTCCTTAAATTTTTGTATAAAAATAGTGCTAAGGATTACTCTTCCTCAGCACATTGTTGATTTTCTTTATTTTCTTGTATATACGCTTTTAACATCGCGTTTTCTTGTGTTAACCTCATAATTTCCTGTGATAAATAATGAATTGTATATTCAGGATTAGCTTGTAATCCTTGTTTGTTATCCTGCATTCTTTGACTCCTCCAATTTCTTGATTCTTAGTTGTTGTTCTTTGATAACAGGGATAAGATGAATCCATAGACGATCATACGCTATACCTTCAATTTCTCCTTTGTCATCATACGTGACAAACTCTTTTAATCCTAAATTCTCCACCTCTTCAGCAATCAAACCTACGTATCTATCAAGTTTATAGGTGTCTTCCGATAATTTTCTATCTTCTCTCAGCTCTCTAGCTAAAATTTCAGACTCAGCTTTATCAAACCACGTTCTAATAGGTAAGTTAAGAATAGCTTTTGAATGTTCCAGTTGTTCATCTCTATCGTTATATTGATTTTCGATAGATAACTTGTATTTACGCGCTGATGTCGAACGCCCAATTGTGCCAGCAGAAGTAATATGCAAATTAGCTGCGGCCGAATAAGTACGTCTATAAATTGAGTTAGAAGCTATCCTATCTCCTGCATCATCTGAACCTACAGACAGTAGGTCTGTACTCTGTATATGAATATACCTATTACCATCACGTCGTTTCAGCATATTAAATTTGCCATACCCTGCTTCGATTGTTGTATCTCCACCTGTTGCATATCGTCCATTAACAATTTGAACAAGACCTTTATTTCTTTCTTTAGAAAACCTGATACCCGCACCGTAATCATAGTTCTCATCAGAACCAAACATAATATAACCGTCACTCGAATAAGCATTATCTGCATTAGACAGCGTGAATGCAAATCGGTTTAATCCAGGCACTTTGTCTGTGTTTGGATATAAATACACCGGTGCCTGTTTGCTTTTGATATTCGATGAAGCGTAAGACTCCAGAACAACCCGATTATTATCTGACGTTAGTGCAACGACACCACCATAGGAATTGATTGTTATACCATTCATGCCGCTATCACTGTAAGTTTTATCCCACCATTGAATAGTACCGGATGAACCTCCGTCTTCGCCTTCTCCATCAATATATGTTGAAATACCAAAATGTGACATATAAAGTGAACCGCCTGCGGTATTATTTCTAAACCTTAGATGTCCATCTTTAAGACGTGTGAATATATCATCGGTTGATCGTTTGCCTTTCCAAGTTCGTTGCACAATACCACCTAGTTCAATAGAATCATTCTGTATTTGAACATATCTGTTATTGTTACCGCCTTTAATTCCAATTCTATTAACATTGATATCAAGACCCTCTCTTGATAAATTAAGGCTGTTGACAATATCGGTTTTATCTACTTTATCTCGCATATTTTGGATAAGAAGGTTTATTACTCTATTACCGTTAATATCAATTTTATCAGCATTTAATCTAATACCACGTGGCCCCACATTTAAAGCTTGAGCCACTCCGTTATCATCATATCTGATTGTTGTTCCATCTGTAACGTTTTGGACAATCTCGTTTAATATATTTGAAAGTGTACGATTGGTTGCATTAAACTCTTCTTTAGTAGTTCTTAATTTGATTTCCTTACCATTTTGTATAATTTGAGAACCATAGCGAGTCAGCGTTCTCCTCTGTGCATCTGTGCTTTCTTTGACCTTGTTGTCTGTATAAGCATTAGCTTTCTTTTCAGCGTTTCTAGCCTTTAGTTCTGCGTTTTGTTTTGCCTCTTCAAGTTTAGCTTGAGCATCTTGTATAGCGCGTTGCTCTTCTTCCGAAATTTTACCATCAGCATACGCTTGCGATTCCTTCTCTTTAAGATCATCTTGAGCATCAATGTATGATTTTAAAGCTTCTTGCGCTTCTTGATTTGCTTGTTCAATACTTGCTTTAATCTCAGGATTATTGGACAAATCACTTAACTGGTCATCAGTATATTGTTTTTGTTCTTCCAATCCGTTTCGATATTCATTTAACGTAACTTTATCTTTGATTTCACCTTTTAAAGTCGTTCTCTCAGCTTCAGCAGTATCTAAACGTTCAACAATACCGTCTTTGTCTGTTTTATAGTCCGATGTTTTTACATAGTCACGTAATTGTTCTTTTGTGGATTCTCTAGCTGCTTCAATAGCTGATTTAACAACATTAGGTTCTCCGACTAACTGCAAATCTTCATTCACCGTTAAACCAAATTTTGTTGCTATTATTTCCAACGCTTCTTTATATTTTTCATCAGTGTATTGTGACTGTAATAATTTAAATCTATCTGAAATGGCGATTTTAACATCTTCTACATCTGTATAAACATCTTGTAATTTCTTTCTATACTCAAGAAATAAAGCTTGTGTATCTACCAACCGACCAATCGTTGCAGTTTCGGGTGTCATAGATTCTAAATTATTTTTAATTTGATTATAAACATCAATCACAGCGTCTAAATTTGCTTGTAAGTCCGCTTTCAAATCATTATCTACTAAGTACTCGCTATTCAGTAATTCTGTAGCTTCTGACAAAAGACTAGCGTGTTGTATAGATAAATTAATAAAAATATTGTTTAATTCACTGAATAGCGCTTTCTCTCTTGTTATACCACCTAATTTTTCAACATCATTTGGTGTTGCTTCAATCCATCGACCATTCCAATATCTACGCAAGACAGCAACATCAGGGTTACTTGTATCATACCAAAGCATATCATTGACTGGATTTTCTGGCGGTGTATCACTTTTGTGTATTTTGCGTTCAAAGTATTCTAATTCACCATCTACAACATCTTTAACTATAGTGTTGATATTGCTAATATTATCGTTTAACTTTTGATGTATTATGTTCAATCGCTTGTTAAACTCTTCTCGTAATTCTGATTCTTTGAACTCTTTAGGTTGACCGAATGTATATGTGCTATTTTCTGAAATTATGTTATATTCTTCGGCAATAACTTCTGCCTCTACATACAATGGCGGGTTAAAATCTCTATGTTTTACTCTGACTGTATCACCAATTGATATAATCTCGTGCGGATACGTAACTTCCAAATCAGTAGAAGTAATCTCATATGACATAACTGCCGACTTACGTTTATTTAACTCTGTTTTGGCTAAAGAACTTAATCGTGTTTCATTCATATTTTGATCATCTGATTGAGGTTCGTATATTCCCCAAATATAACGGGTAGGTAAGTTGAATTGACTTTGTGCTTCGTCATCAGTCACAACTAACTCTAAACGCTTTCCTTTGTCATTTTCAGGTCCCACAGCAATTAATGCTGTTTTGATTTCTGACATATCAATCTTCCTAGTTAACCCAACCAAATCTTTACCATACTCAATTTCTTTACCTTTGAATAAGCTGTTTTTCTTTTTGAGTACCACATATCTACCTTTGACGGTATTAGAACTAAGCTCTATATAAAAATCCAATACCATTTTATAGGTTGTACATAATTGCTTTAAAACTTCATATCTAGTTTGATAAGAAGTCCATGACGTAGTACGTAAGCCATCGTATTCGGTTTGTTCAGAAACTTCCCAACCTGTATCGCTCAACACATCTTTCAATGCTTCTGAAGTTGTCTTTTTCTCAAATTTGCCTGGTGCATACGGTTTAGCTGTTGTTATATCAGCAAGATAAGACGCTATACATTCTATCTCTGTGTAGCCGTCCATCGTATCTTGAACCCAGTTAATAATAAATTCACGCCATTGTTTGTTTGAATCCCTTATAATAACACGATGTCGTTCACGGAACTTTTCAGCTCTTTCTGATGATATGAGCAGTTCAAGCATTTCTGAATTGTCATTAACATTACGTTTATGAATCGCTCTAACTAAGGAAGGGTCATCAGTAGAAAGGAAATCTATAATCTTGTCGTTAAAATCTAAAACATGTATCACACTCTCATCTCCTTTCTATAAATATCTATCTTGCCATTTAACCGTCGTATCAAAGACGTTTTCAGGTTGTATGATTAATTCACTGTACCCAGAATCAACATTGAAATAATTACTTCCAAACGATTTCTCGCTCAACATTGGTTCCTCATTGATGACAACACTTTTTGCTTGCATATCTATTTTTACTAAATCACCTTTTTGTATAATGACATCCCTTGCGCCTTTCGGTTTTGGTAGAATCTCCGTATTGAATGAACCTAATCCATTCATCTCCATCCACTTATAACCATTATACTTCGCACTATAGATAGCTATGATAGAAGCTGGACGCTGATAAAACTTACCGCCATCTATCCACTCTTTCTCATCCATATCAATAGGTTTACGTCTATCTGGGTCTTTAATGTGATCAAATTTCCAAGTTTTAATAGAAAATTTATTACCTACTCTTCTGAGCCGCATATAAACAACGATTCTGTCCAAGTTATACATTATCGGTTTATTCTGATAGTCGTATATCTTTTTGGGGTCTCCTTTTTGGTTATACAACGTAACAACAATATGTCCTATTTTTCTATCATGATATTTATTTTCATAACCAATAGAAGCAAGTAACTTACCATCACTATCATAAATATGTTGTGCTGTTCTTCCGGCACCTTTACCTTTTTGTTCAACAATACATTTATAGGTAATTTGAAAATCTGTCATCGCTTTAGGGAGCCCTCGTTTCGTGCCAGCACCAACCCAACCTTTTGCATCAGGAAAATTAGTTGCTTTATATCCTTCGCCAAGATTGGATATCACAAAGTCACCGCCGACTTTACCACCTAAATCATTACTTGGAATATCTTCAGTAATCATCTTAGTCCAACCTTTGAAATCACGAAACTCACTATGATAAACAGGAGGCATGTAATCCTTAACTTCTTTGGTTACCTCATCATCACCAACCATAAAATAATCTTCATCATTTTTAGTGATCATAAAGTAACTAGATGGTTTAATTGCTCGGGCTTCAACAATTAAAGGAGTGTCAGCAGTCCCACTATTTACAACTGAAACTTGGTCTGAAATCGCAGTATTTTTATATCCTGTTACTGAATATTTGTAAGGGTCTGTTAGTACTACTTTGATAGTGAACTTAACAGGTATTGCAAATTCTTTGTGCAGCTTTATTGGTCCTTCAAAATAAGCGTTCCAGTACCAATCTTTAGATTTGAATTGTAATTTAACTTGTTCCTCGTAGTTAAAAAACTTTACTAATTCATTCAAGACGTCATCATGTGTTTTAAAGCCGTTGTGAGATAAATAGTCATTACGTACCACCAAAGGTATATCAAAACTATAAGATTCAAGCCTACGCCCTTTATATATAGACCCCGAACGTCCATCTACATTTTCAGTTTTTAAAACATAATTAAAAGAGGGTATTTCAAACCCTCTTTCGACATACAACCAAGGAATTGTTTTGTTGTTCACTTTAATAGTGTCTATCATTGAATAGCAATTCCTCCTTTTCTAAACTTTACTTTTGTTGATTCTTGCCTTTCTCGCTTTTCTATAGACGCGTTCACCTTTTTATCAAAAGCGTATTCGTCAATAATCGGCTGATAATCTTTATCTGCAATCACATCGTTGGATTGCGCTATTTTCAGTAATAAAGCTATTTGTTGTTGCTGTTGTTCAATCATTTTCAATAATAAGCTTGGGTCATCAAACCCATTTACACTAGACAATTGACTAGGACGCTTATTTTTACTCGCTTTTCTCCCTCTTACTTCTGCTGCTGCATAATGCAACATCTTCATTGCATCATTTCTACGAGCTGGATCTGTTGGAATAATCCATTCTGGATGACCGTCTTCACCTAAGTTATACCAACCATCAAAAACTTTTCCACCTGTAGCATATGCGTAATCACCAGCACGCTTAAATCCATCCCAACCGTAGCGTCTAACAATGTACTGCATTGCTGAAATACCTTGATGAACCGGATTATTAAAGTTAGTATATCCACGTTTAGCGTTTGCTCTAAAAGTTGAGCCGATGATTTGGAATAATCCTCTTGATGGGTCTCCTCTTTGAGCATTAATATCCCAATTATTCACTGCATTTGATTGATAGTTACTTTCACGCTTTGCAACTCGCATCATCTGGTCATGAATCCACTTACCTTTATAACGTCCTCCTAAAATACTTTGCGCTTGACGGATTACTCGGCTTGCATAAGTTGCACCACTTCCAGAAGTAGCACCACCGCCACCAATTGATAACCTACCTTTTTTCTTTGCATTTCTTAAATATGGTTCAGGGTCAAAGTGACGTCCATTTCTTCTCATTTCAAAATGTAAGTGTGGTCCTGTACTAAATCCGGTATTACCAGTTAAACCAACAACATCGCCGGGCTTTACCATCGTGCCACTAGGTGGTGATTTGCTAAAGTTTTTCAAATGCGCAAATAGCATATCGATAACTCCACTAGTAATTTTTACATAATTACCATAACCACCAGACATAAATGGCATTCTTGTAAGTCTGCCACCCATCGGCGTTCTAACTTCTTGATATACAAATGGAAAATCGACACCTTCATGAAATGGTCTTCCAGTTGCAGCAGTATAAGCTGCGGTACGTCCATAATGATAATTAATTTTGTCAGGGTCTAATATTCCGCCGACTAAATCGCCACCGCCCATTGCTTCTAAATTCTCTTTTATCCAATCAGTAGCACTTTTCTTAATCTTAGACCATGCAGCTTTTGTTATGTCGCCTGCAATTCCCATACCTTTAGTTAATGAATTGAAATCAATTCCAAAAGCTTCAAGTATATAATTTAAAAGTTTGCCTGGATTTTCCATAAAATCTAAAACATCGCCAACTTTATCGCCAAGCCATTTGGTACCTTTACCTATTTGATCTTTTGTCCAGTTAAATGCCGATGATGCACCGGATTTAATATCTTTCCACATAGTACCTAAACTAAATCTTGGAAGCGTTCCGTTTAACATTGAATAAGTTTGTGCACCGTTGTATACTTTTGAGCCTTTAGGTAAATAAGCGGTAGTATCTGTATTAGGTGTGATTACACGTTTACCATTAGGGAATTCAATCATTTCATTTCTAAAACCATTGGGACCATTACCGCGTCCTTTATCTCCAACTGTAGCGAATGTATCACGTGCAATCTTACCGTTTTTAACTAACCTTGTAGTAGTATGTGTGTGCTCTGTACCAGTGTGTAACTTCGGTATTTTGTCCATACCCAACTTACCACCGACCCAGTTTAAACCTTCAATTAATTTATTAAGACCTCTTTTAACAGCGTCTACCATACCACCGATATGATCTTTAATTTTACCAATGATAGATTTTAAACCGTCACGCATGCTTCCAAAGATGTTACGCACTCTATCCCATAAGCGACCAGCTATACCTACAGTGTTATCTTTAATAGAGTTCCAGATGTTTGACATCCAATTTCTTAATTTAGTAAATATATCTTTCGTCGCATTCCATAAACTTGTGAATTTAGACCTTACACCCGTAAATAACGAATGAGCCTTGCCGACGGTATTGCTTTTGATATTATTCCACGTACTAGATAACCAGTTTTTCATATTAGTGAAAATAGATTTAACACTATTGAATAAGAAACCAAAAATACTTTTTGTTGCATTCCAAATTGCCGATAATGATTTCTTGAAAACGCCTATTATAGCAACCCATATAATAGTTATTAAACCTTTAAGTAATCCACCAAAGTATCTCACTACACCTAGAATTTTACCTACAAACCACAGTTGTATTAAATTCCAAATTAACTGCACAGTACCTTTCAGTATCATTACAATGCCGTCCCAAACGCCTCGCCAGTTTCCTGTGAAAAGACTAGAGAACACTTTGATAATACCCAAAATAATATTAATAGCCCCTTGTATTACACTTTTGATATTTTCCCAAGTGCTGACAATCAAAGCTTTAACCGCCGGCCAAATAAATTGCATCACTTGCCAAATCGCAAACATGATTGGTTTAATAATAAAGTTAAAAATAAATTCAAAGGTTGCTTTAATGAAACCAGCTATATTTTGCAAAGCTTGTGTTATTTCTGAGCCGTTCTCTTTCCAGAAAGAGGCTAATTGAGCGCCTATCTCTTTGGCGAAACCAACGATTGCATCAACTACTTTAAAGAAAGTTGTTCTAATCGTATTAACTACATTTTGTATTCCTGCTACAGTTTCGGGCGGAAATATCTTCTCTAGGGTAACCGCGCCTTTACTATCACCTTTGAATAAATCAAAGAAACCTTGTAACGCTAGTTTAGCTGCTTTAAATGCGTTTGCTACACCAGAGATTGCCTGATTTACAATATTTCTAAAAGTTTCTGAACGTTTATAAGCTTGATAGAAAGCTATGCCAATACCAACTAATGCACCTACAATTAATGTTATAGGTAACGTTAAACTGGATATCGACACACCTAAAATCGGAAATAGTTTAACAAGTGATGCGATTTTAGTTCTTAAAAACGCGAATATACCACCAGCTTTATTAACGTTTATTAACAAGGGTCCTAAAACTGTCATTGCATTCCCCATCACGCTGATAAATAAACCGAACATAAAAACTAAAGGACCTAAAACTGCTGCAAATAATCCAAACCCAACAACCGCTAATTGAATTGACGTTGGTAATTTAGTAACCCATGTCACTACTTTGCTAAAAGCACTTACTATAATCTTTAGTGCTGGTTCTATTCTGTCATAAATCGTTAAGGCTAGTTCTTCTAATTGCGACCTTAAAGTTCTTAATTTCCCACCTAAACCAGACTCCATTGTCTCAGCCATCCTTTTAGATGCGCCGCTAGATGAGTCTATAGATTTGGTTAACTTTTGATAGTCTTCATCAGAAGCATTTATAATCGCTAATGCTCCCGACATCGCTTCTTTACCAAATATTGTAGCGGCAGAACTAGCTTGTTGGTCTTTTGAAAGATGTTTGAATTTCTCCCTCAGTTGATCTAAGAGCTTTCGCATAGGAATCATTTCGCCGTTACTGTCTGTAATAGATATTCCTAAACGCTCCATTTCATTCCCCATAGCTCTAGTCGGACTTGAAAGGTTGGTAAACATTGTTCGTAAAGCTGTACCTGCTTTCTCACCTTTGATACCAGCATTACTCATTAAACCTATCGCAATAGATGTATCTTCAATCGTGTAACCTAACGCACCTGCTACAGGAGCAACATATTTAAAAGCTTCTCCGAGCCCTCTAACATCCGTATTTGCTTTTGAGCTAGTTTGTGCTAAAACATCTGCGAAATGACCACTATCTTTTGCTTTTAAACCAAATGCAGTAAGTCCGTCAGTGACAATATCACTAACTGCGCCTAAATCTTCGCCTGATGCTGCCGCTAAATCCATAACACCACTTAAACCTTCCATCATTTGCTTAGAATCCCAACCAGCAAGTGCCATGTAATTCAATGCTTCAGCAGAATCTGATGCGCTAAATTTTGTAGTCGCTCCCATTTCTCGCGCTTTTTTCTTTAAAGCCTCAAACTCTTCGCCTGTAGCACCTGAAGTTGCTTTAACTTTTCTCATACTGTCATCAAATTCAATACCTTTTTTAGCAGCAACAGCAAACCCAGCAACAACCGGTGCGGTTACATACATAGTCATGTTACGGCCTACATTTTTCATACTGTTACCAATTTCTTGAAGTTTAGGACCAAAATTATTAAAGTTATTTCCGAGTTTACCCATCGCACTGTTTAACGCTTTTTGTTCTCTTTGCATGTCTTTTAATTCTTGTGTGGCTTGGTTTAACTCTCGTTCATATTGGTTTAATTTAGCGTAAGCTTCATTGTATTTAGCAGCCGCAGCTTGTGTCTTTGCACTGTTTTCACCAGTTTCTTTACTAAGTTTGTCATAACTATCTTTCAGCTCTTTAGTAATCTGGGCTTGAACTTTTTGTTTTTTACTCAAACCTTCGACTTTTATCTTCGACTTTTCTAATGAATTATCATATCTAGAAAATTGTGATAAATTAGCCGAAAGCTCACGCGAAACCATTTTCATTTGCCTATTTAAACCTGTCACACCTCTATTGAATCCAGAACCATCTAAATCAACCTTTATAACCATATTACCTATAGGATTAGGCATTTAAAAACCTCCTTTCTTCCAAGATGTAAATAAAAAATCAACCTTTAAAGGCTGATTAAAAAATATCTTTAAAACTTTTCGCAGTTCGCTTTGTTTCAATCTTCGATTCGACAATGTCTAAAAAGAAGTGTATCGGCATATTTGCCACTTTTTCTGCATCCATACCATTTTCTATCAAATCTTTAGCTATTTTCCTGTAATTGTTATAGACAGCTTCAGGTGTTAAATCTTCTTTTCTTACTTCTGATTCTCTGTCACGAACTTTTTTGTATCACTAGGTTCCCCGCCTGTGATACGTCCAATTAACTGTCCAATCTTTTCAATACCTTCTTGACCATTTGGCAATCCTTTTTGAAGTTCTATACTAGTGAATTGATTGTCAAAAGCTTCAACAATGAAATCCAAAACTTCTTCTAGCACTTCCATTTGTAAAGCCATGTTGTCTTCGATTTCTTCTTGTTTATTTTTGTATTCTTCTTGTTCTGTCACGCTTAAGTTATTAAATTCTTCTTCTGTTAACTCTTTAAAATCAGAACCCTTAAACGCTTTGTTAAGTTTTAAACCTAATTTTGAACCTTGAATTGTTTCAAACAAAGTAATAATTGGTTTTGCTAAATATTTTTGATATTGAGGCTTTCCTGTTTTTGTAAATCCTGTAATTAATTCAATTGATGTACGTTCCATTATTAATTTCCTACTTTCTTTTTTAGTTTGGCCAAAATAAAAAGAGGGCGTTAAGCCCTCACGTTTACATTTCTAAATTAGATTGTACTGTAACTTGCACTGTGTCGGTCTTCTTGCCTGAAGTCGCAGTAACGGTTGCGCTACCTTCCGCTAAACCTTTAACAAGCCCTGATGACGAAACGCTAGCATACGTTTGTCCTTCAGTTACTGCATAAGTCACTTTCTGTCCAGATGGTTCAGTTGTAGCTGAAAGTTGTTTTGTTTCATCAACTTTTACCGTAACTTGTTCATCGCTTATGTTTACAGATTTTACTTCAACTTTTTCAGTTTTTTTCATTTCTTTTTCTACAGATTCTGTAGTTTGTTCACCACGACTAGACATGAATTCATCATAAGTTTTACCAAATGTCTCCATGAATACATAGTCACGACCTGTAGTGCTTCCTTTTGCATCATAACCAGTGACATGTGAACTTTCATCAAACAAACGATCAATAAAGTTACCTTCTACATCGTCATTTTGGAATTCAACCTTATCTTGTTTTGTTTGACCTTTGATGCTTGAACGTGTGAATTTACCTTTGAATAGACCAACCCATTCAGAAGACTCATCATGATTACGTCTTTCGAACACAATTGCTACATCTGGTGGAATATCCTTAGCTCCATATTTATAACCGCCTGTACCTTTTTTAGCACCATTCAAGAATGCTTTATCGTCAGCAGGAACAGTAACAAATGTTGTTTTAACACTCAATTTACCATTAGATACAGCAGTTGCAGCAACCATATCATCTCCGTAATCTTCTTCAGTATCTTGTGGTCTATCTACTTCAATCTCTTTTAAAAATCGAATTCGTGTCCCAGCGCCTGTTTCCCATTCTTTTTCAGTATCTTTTAAAATCGGCGCATAATAAAAATTAGATACACCAATCGCAATACCTGAAACGCCAGTATCCGCAAAGTGTTGTAAGTTTAATTTTAAAAATCTTGGTGCTTGTTTCAATTTTTCAATCATTTAATTTTCCTCCAATTTCATTGATAAAATCGAGCCTTTTGCTCTTATAATATGTCTGAATGACATGACGTCACTTTCGTATAACGGTTCTCTATAGTAACTTTGAAAATTCGCTTTCTTTAGCGACTCTACTATTTTTTCAGCCTGTTCATTCGGTTCATCCTCAGACCACCAAATATCAATTTGATAATTATACTCCCTAGTAAATTCACTATCATCAGCGTATTCATCAGGGTTAAATGGTAGTGGGTATATCCGCACAATTGGCTTATTGGTTTTTTCGTGAAAATGGTCATCTACTGTATAGTTAAATACATGTGATTCTTCTGTAACATTTTCTTTAATAATTGTATTTCTAATCAAATTAGTAATGTTAATCATTTTTGCAACCTCTTTGCAGTAGCAATCATTGTTTTTAAAACTTTATCTTTACCCTGTTTCTCAGTTTTGGTTATGAATAGTTGCGGACTTTGGTACATCGTTCCGAACTCTGTTGCATGAATACGATGAGAAACACCTTTTGTATAACCTACTGTAACTATTTTCTCGCTTGAGTCTCTATCTGTTTTCACATTAGAGACACCTATATGTTCGCGAGCGTGTTTTTTGGTGTCAGCGAAAGGTGTATTACTTTTTAAAAGTGGGACTAATGACATAGCCCCAGCTTTAATAATCGCATTGCCGTTCAGATTCATTTTTAAAACTGCATTCTTTAAACCCTGTTCAATGGTGTTTTCCTCAATTTTAGCTCCCACTATATAACCACCTCACCATACACACGTAGATAAGATTTATCTTGATAATCCGATTTAACATACTTAATGTTATATCTTTGGCTTTCGTGCGTAATGTAATGTTTGTTTGAGGGTTTATAATCGCCTCTAGGATCTCTGATAATAATAGTTTTTATAAATTTACTACCTGTATTCAAGTTGGTCTGTGTATCAGATTCTTTAGCTTCTCGTATACATGCATAACATGAATATAAAACTTTCGACTTTGGTTTTGCTGGATTACCATTTACTCGTTCGCTGATATCTTGGCAAAAATCGACACGCTCAGTTAATTTGTTTGAATTAAATTTCATCTTCTTCACTCTCCAAATATCGTTCAAATGAATCTCTCAACTTATGAACAGTACTTAAAACCATATGAGGTGCAAGTGATAAATTTCTATCCTGATAAGCGATACGATTTTCAAAATAATAATTAGCCAAAGGGTATACAGCACGAGTAAAAAGAGGGTTACTTTTAAACCAGTCTTCGTATTCAATATAATCATCTGTAACAGCACTGACTATTTCATAAAAAGCCCAACTATAATAGGTTTCTAGTAATTTATCTTCAGAGTTATGATCTATTTTGCAATGCATTTTTAGTAACTTTAGTTCAGTGGTTGTCAATTGCATCAAATCACCTATTCTTCTTTGACACGTTCTAGTATTACACCGTGTTCTTTCAGCTTTTTGTTGACATAATCAGCACGCTTTACTGTCATTTCAACATGTTTACCGCTTTCCAGATATTCCCCTTTTTCTAAGTCAGTATAAGATTTCTTTACTTTGAACATCGCCATAAGCTTTCACCTCTTTATATATTTTTTAATAGGTACTTACGCTTCTAAACTAACGTCTCCAACATTTTTCGTATCTTCATAATTAATAACAATTGCAGATTTTTCATCTAAGATACGGCAATCTTGACGTACAGCTACCATTAAACATTCACCGAAATGCATGTAATCTGTCCAGCCAGCTTGATATTGTGAACGGTCAAACAATACAATTGCATCTTTTAGATTACCGAAAATCAATGTCTCGTTTGCTTTTTCTCCTAACATTTCATCTGGTAAGATTTCAACTTTAGCACCTAGTAAACGTTGTTGCGTTTTTTCTTTAACATCTGGTTGAATTAAGTAATTTCCGTTTTTGTCTTTCATCTTATCTAACTTAGCAAACATTGTTTGAGATACAATAGCAATATTGTGCTCGTAATTTGGTTTGATGTTAAGGTTAACAGCATCTTTCAACCCGTCGATACCTTTTGCAGCAACTTTTTCTAATTTTAATTGCTTGCCACCTTCTCCTTGAGAACCATTTTTCAACACATCAATAATTGCTTGATTACGCGTTGCAGCAATTGTGCGCGCCATCCATAATTTCAATTCTTGTAGTACATTAACTTTGCTATCTTCAATAGATTCACGTGAAATACGGAAGTAACCACGATGCGTTTTAATGTCATAAACCAATTGATAAAACGGTTTAACCGCTAATTCTGGGTTTTCAGCTAATTCTTCAACTTCAGGAAGTGCAGCAACAGATGATTGACGTACAACTGGATACTTACCTGAACCGCTAGGTGCTTTTTTAACTGTGACATACTTATCTAAATTAAATTCGACTTCTTTTAACGTAAGGATATCTGTCACAATCTCTTCCGGAATTAATACGAAACCAGAATCCGTTTTCAAAGAACCGCCTTTAATAGTATTTTCATCACGAGTTTCAAGGTATTCTGAAAAGTCTCTAACTTCTTGTGATGTTACTTTTGTATTTTGAATCGAAATACCTAATTCGTTTATATTCGCTTGTTGTTGATAAGAACGCGCTTCGTTTACAACAACTGGTTGTGGGTCATCCTCTGAACCCCCGTCTTTTTCTTTTAATTTATCTAATTCTTCTTGCTTTTCTTGAATTTGAGAACGTAAATCAGTAATTTCTTGTTCTAATTCTTCTGCTCTTTCTAACTCATCGTTATTAAGCGCTCGCGTTGCATACTTAACTTTCAAATCAATTTGTCTTTTGATGTCTGAAATCTCAGATCGTAACTCTTCTTTTGTTTTCATTTAATTTCCTCCTAAAATTGGCATAAAAAATAGACATCGCTATATTCAGCATGTCCAATGGTTGTATTTGATAATGGTGTTCAACTTCACCAAATCTTATTTAATATTGAATGTTTCTTTAGTCTTAATTCTAATTCTTTTTTACGTTGCTCTTTTTTAATACTTTCAATACTACGTAATGCAGGTTTAACATCCGTATCTTTATACGCTGGATAAGTTACTACAGAGACATCTGTAAGTTTACGAATTGCTGTCAAAGTGCGTTTGTAGATGTTTTCTTGTTCATCAAAACGCATTTCATCGCCTTTGTCGTCAAGCATGAAACCAAACGAACATTGATTAATGTTACCTACGCGCATGTTCTCGTATAAATCACGCGCAAATGTTGTATTTGGCAACTTACAACGATATTTAAGTCCGACATCGTCAGTTTCGAGTTGCAAAGTACCTGACTTTGTCCTACCGATTATTTGCGACGGGATATGATCTACTAAACAACGTACATCAGATAAATCAGTGTTTTCTAAAGCGCGACGCGAAATCGTTTCTTTAAAGCCACCAAGATTTTCAGACCAAGTGTCGAACTTTAAGGCATATCCCTCGATGACCATTTCATTATCATCGTTTGAACGTACTTCAATAATGTTACCAACTCTCGTTTCCTTACTCATTTTCCTCACCTCCTCTTTAGAAGAATGTTGCTCAAAATAATCATGTATGCGTTGTTTGAATATTTCTTTATTAGGCCTGCTGTCATCTTTTTCAAGGCGATTCAAACATTCCTCTTCCGTCGCTTCAACCTCTTCAATATCATAGTCACAATTTTCAAGTTGACGATTTAACGAGTCAGTCATATTGCACGTCAAAAGGTAAAAATTTTCAAAATCTTTATTTGTTTGAGAATCATTTATAAATATTTTTCTGAAACCAGCGATTATATGTTTAGCATTTTCATTATGATCATGAATATCTAAATGAGTAATAGCACGTTGCACCAAATCCCAATCAAACACTACATCCTTGTCTGATAATCTCTTTTGAACCATTGTTGATTTGCCAGCACAAGGCGGACCTTTGATCACAATTAATTTAGCCATTTTCATCATCACCTTTCAGCTTATTATCAATGCGTTTTGATTTATTCATTTGATATTCATCCACCAGCGCAATATTCACATGATTCAAATCAACCCTGTGAATACTTCCGTAACCATCTGGAATCGGTGCCAAGCCATCTCTTTGTCTTATTTCATCAATATTCATTTTTCCTGAACCAATATTGATTTTATCGATTTCAGCTTGCGTTTTTTCATCAACCACACGTATTTCAGTGGTGTCAAATTTAAATTCACGGTTCACATCTTCGTGTTCGTTATTAAACTTGAAATTCAATTCCGCACAAACACAAGTGATATAAGGTTTTAACGTTGAGAGATAATCAAGGTTTGCGTCAGTGATACTCATATTCGAAGTTTCTATACCGAATTTATGCAAAGGAATACCAAACACACCTGCTATCTCTCTTGTAGATGATTTATTTTCTCTAATAAGCTTTAAAACTTCTGTATCAACCTCTAATTGGTCAAATGTCATAGATTCATCTAAAACAACGACTTTACCAGCTTGTTTTGTCCCGCTAAAAGCTTTGTGAAACTCCTCTCTTGCTCTATTTCTTGCAGTCTTATTTTCCAGAACGCCTTTCATCTTCAATATACCGCCCGCATGCGTACCGTTACGTAAGAAATTATTGAGGAAATCCTTGCCGTTATTATCAGATTCAATAGTCCTACTTAAAGTATCTAGTAGTGATAAACCGTTTATACCGTCTAAGGAATAAAATTTAACATCTAGCATGTCACTGAATTTAATATTACGTTGAATTCTTCTACCGTTATCATCTACTCTTTGGTGAAAATAATAAGGTTGCCCTCTTCTGTCTGACTTCAATTCAACTTCTGAGGTTTTCCTAAACGTTAAATTTGTTGGTTTACCGATTTTATCGCGAGCAATCTCGACATATCCATGTGAAGTTAATAATGCGCTGGCAAATACAACTAACTTGAAAATATAACCGTTATACATCGGATTAGGACGATTGTTCAATAGGTTTACAATCTTATTGCCATAATCAATTTGTCCATTCGATATTAACCTAATTGGCATACGTGCTAAATCAGATGCAATCATCATAACTGCAGTAAATATATCGCTATGTTTAATAGCTTCTATACCCTCATATTCGCGTAGTTTTGTTCCTTGAAAGCCAGGTAACGTTTGTACCATCATTTGCAAATCTTCTTCGTTGTATTTTAAATCACGCATTTCAGTTTTATAAAAAATACCCAAGATCAATGCCTCCTTTCTTGATTGCTTTCATGGTTTAATATCAATGAAATAACTATTAAAATAATGCCAGTTGCTAGCAATCCCATGTTCTGACTAAAAGTTTTATATATAGAGATATTCACAATACATAATCCTAATAAAAAAAGGATGCTAACTAAATTAGCAACCAATAAATGAAAGACATCAGTTATTTTATTTAAATTCATACTGTCACCACCTTTAAAACCCAAACTCTTCACTTTCGTATATTTTTGTCCAATCTTCTTGGAACTCATGCATTCTTGCTTCAGTAAAAGCAGTTATTATCGAAATAATAGGGTCTATTTTCTGTCTATTAATTTTCTTATTGATTTTTACATTATCCTCTCCATCTCGAATCAAAATAGCGTTATTGACTGCTGTTGTAAGTAATGTATTATCACTATGTTGTATTCTTTTGTCTGCAACCCACATTCTAAATTCTTTGATCGATTGCGATAACGCTTTAAAACTCTGTCCCACTTCAATAAGCGGCCAATCTAAATGCATAGATTCAATGGTTGTAACAAAACTTTGAGCATTCCACGGGTCATAACAGACGGCTTTTACGTTTAAATCATGCGTTTCTATAAAATCAATAATGAATTCTATAACTTGTTTATAATCTATCATTCCGCTTTCTGAGCGAGTTGTTTCTGCTTCGCCTTTTTCAATCACTAAATTATAATTTATTTTATCTCTTTTAATCTTCTGTTCTAAATTAGTTCTTAAACCTATAAAAGAATGACTATCTAAAAACACACTTTTATTATCAGTAGGGAAAATAAAACCTACAGAGGTTAAGTCGTCCAGCCTTGATAAATCGACTCCTATATAAACATCTTTACCTTTGATATCAGGTGTATTTGTTACTGCTTGTTCCCAATCTGTTATGTCAAGAAGACTATCTTCTCTTTGTGCTTGCCACAGATTAAAATTTTTAATTAATATTTTGTGATACGACGTACCTTTTTCTAATTCATCTTGTATATCAGACTTAATATTTTGTAGAATTGTTTTTCTATGCTCTTTCGATTCCAAAAGTGGCATGGCTTTTATCCACTTCGCTTCATCTTGAACCTCGTCTTGCGAATCCATTTCAGCACAATATACAAAATAATTATCAGCTTTAACTTTACCTTCTAAAATACGTCTAATATATTTGTACTCTTGATACATTTGACTGTTCAAATTATCCCCAGCTGTTGAAACAAGCAATGTCAAAGGGTTCTTTTGCAATGTCATACCCGTTTTAAACCTTGAATACATTTCATCGTCTGGCATACTTGCTAATTCATCTAAAATAGCAACTGTAGGGTCTTTACCATCAACCGCATCTGGGTTATTGGACAGAGGCGCAAACACCGAACTACTTAATACATCTTCAATGTCCGTCTTTCTTACGTCTGTTTTTTCACGGATAAGCTTACTTTTACTACGCATTAGGTTTACTTGTTGACTTGCCATCTTGAATATTGTTTGTGCTTGTTTATAAGTTGATGAAGCTACATAAATCTGTCTGTTGAACTTAGGGTATTGTCCGAAAAGTAATTCGTTTACAGACATACCAGATACAATCAAAGATTTACCTTGTTTTCTAGCCATACTTATGTAAGCTTTAGTAAACATCCTGTACTGACCTCTACGCCAGCCGTACAAACTACCAACAATAAACTTTTGAAATTCCATCAGTGGCATAGGTTCGTTTGTTTTGGGATCTGGTAGCATTTCGACAAATTCAATCGCTTTATTAGCCAAACGATTGTCCCAATAACAACCATTCGGCGGATTCTTTATAAAAGAAAGGTGACGTTTACACACTTGTATGTTTTTCTTACTTGCTAATATTTCACCTGAAACCACCTTTTTTGCATATTGAGTAACATAATCTATCATTAGTCATCACTCGCAAATTTCATATACGGGTCATCGTCTTCTTTTTCTTCAGGAACCATAATACGCAATCGACTATCGATAGTTAAACCTAAAGTATTAGCTGTTTGTTGCATTCGAATACCCGCTTTTTCTTTAACGTTGAACGCTGGATTGACCTTTTTGTTTCCTCTGTCGTCTTCTAACATCAAGTCTTCACGTTCTAAAATTAAACTTGCTTTAACAAAATCGCTATAAAAGCTACAATATTGTGCTAATTGCGCTTTATCTAGGTTTGAAATTGGCAATTCTTGCATGTGCGGTACAATTCTTAGGTATTCTTGTTTCGCTACTTCATCTAAAAAGTGTGGTGGTTCAGTATCAATTTTAGAAAATTTATTTAATTGAGCTTCTTGACGCTCTTTTTCAATAATTTCTTCTTTTGTATAATTCTTATTCGAATTTGACAAAAGCTTCTTCGGTCTACCCGCCATAAATTAGCACCTCCTATTAAAAAACTTAAATAAAGGGAATTCTTCGTTAGTATATATGGGCATCGTTTTGCGAGGCTATTATTACCACCCCCGTTATTTGATGCGGGGGACTTCCCTTCGTTCCTTTTTCGTCTTTTTGTTGTGACATTCAAAGCACAAAGGCTGCAAGTTTTCCTTTTCCAACCGTTTTGACCAATCAACTTTTGTTGGAATAATATGGTCAACCATTTGCGCTTGTCGTCCACACAATCTACAAATATAATCATTTTCCATCAGTACGATTCCACGCAATCTCTTCCATTGACTTGAGTTATAAAATCTTACATACTCTGGATCGTTTCTACGTCTCACATCATTGTAATTATCATTTACATATCGTTTGTGTTTATCACAATAACTTTCATTATGATTAATCAATGTGTTACATGTTGGATGACTACATCGTTTCATGATAGACAATGTACATCACTCCTTGTTCACTTTCTTAACATCTTGCATATTCACCTGTCTATCGTCTTCATCATTGCTAATTAATAACAAGTTTCCTATTACTCCATCGACATAATACTCACTACCATGTAACAATACTTTGTCGCCTTGCTTTATACCATTGTCCACATCGATAGATTGATTAGGTTTGTTCATCATAATAGCGTTAACACTATGACCAGCTATCGCATCTAAGTTAATACCTAGCACGTTAGCTAGGTTAGCTATATTCCATAACGATTCGCTAAGTTCGTTTATCATAATTCCTTTATCTATCGGCACATTACAAAACATATGTTGTTTAATTAGATCTGTGACATTACCTGTAGATTGAGATAATCCTAGACCGTAACAAGTAATAGATTCATTTAAATTCAATTCATCATTGTGTGTACGTGTAGCTATCTCTTGGTACTTTGATATCTCCATTCTCCACCTCTTGTTTATAAAAATAAAAACCCTCACTTAATGTGAGAGTTCAAAAGAAATATAAATGTTTTGCTACACAGCAATTATAATAAAAAACAATATGTAGCATCAAAATTAGTCCGAACTGTACGATGTGTCCGAACTGTACGATGTGTCCGAACTGTACGATGTGTCCGAACTGTCGGTTTCTTGTTGCAAGTTATAAAGTATATTTACTATATCTTTTACTCTAGAATAAAAATTGTCTCTGCCTATATCAAGAATGCTCATGATCCTATTATGGCTTTCTCGTTGTTTTAACATTTGTAAAATATGATAATCTTTTTCATTCGTGATGTATTCTTCATATTCATCAATGAACGCTATCTTCTTAATCAAGTAATCGTACTTTCTAAGCGCTTTGTTTTTGTTTATAACTTTCACTAACACTTTATTGCTAGTCGTGCCTTTAGCTTTTGGCATCGCAGATTGATAACCATATTGTGCAATTGATGTACTTTCGTTATCGTAGACTTTACTGTCTATTATGTTCTTCATCCACTTGTAGTTATCTATCATTTCACGTATTTCTTTCCTGTTATACATGCAATACCTCCGATAATATAAATTACTTTTTAATATCGTTGTTCATTCGTTTCAATTCAATCCTGTATTCTTCTAACCCGTTGTATCCTTTAGTTTTAACTACTTCATCAAGTAGATAATCATTCATATATCTGAGTGCTTGTATCTCTCTTGCACGATCACTATTAATACTGATACAAACTAATAGCAATATAGCAAATACAATAGTCATAGTAATCCACATCACTCACTTACCTCCGCTCGAAAGACGTAATCACTCGGCACCTCTACATCATCATTAGCCGTCATCATAATATATACTTGCTCCGTTACATACTTACCTAGCTCATACATTGCTAGTAAGAATATTAGTCTTAATATTTGTTTAATCATCATTGTCATCTCCTGTATCAATCAAAAAAAGTACCTGTCTCAACATACTCTTTAACTGTTGTTCATTTAGACTGGCTAACATAGGGCTGTAAAATTCACTATCTTCATCTTTAACAGTTTTAATAAAACAGCCTTCAATCTCAGCTTTTTCTTCTGGCGTTCCATTTTTATACGTCTTAAATACCTCGGTGTGCTTTTCTGGTAATTTCATTTTAGGTGTATTAAACATTATTATCTCCCCTCTTTAATGATTTTATTTCTTTTCGAACAAAGAACCTAATACTTCTTCACTAGGTCTTTCGAATAAGGTCACTTTAGAATTATTAGTGTAGTAAACAATAGGTGTATTTTGTGACTCATATTTCTCTTTCGCTTCTTCTTTACTCTCTGCCTCAACAACTGTAAACGTCTGATTATCTCTAACAGCAGTAAAATGTTCATGTGGTTGTCCTGTTGAATCTTTGAATGTTGTGACTAAGTATTGTGTCACTTCTCATCACTCCTATTTATTTGATTTCAAAATCAACTTCTATTGGAATAACAACGATTTTATAACCTTCGTACAATCTTTTGAGTTCATCAAATATTTGGCGCAAACCAATAACATTCATATTTTTACCCTGTAAAATAAATATCTCCTTGTTCCAACCACGATATATAATTTTAGTGCGTTCTCTCAC